AGAAAATAACGATAAAAACCAAGTATTACTCAAGACGGACGAAGGCTCTGTTTTTGTATGTGAATATAGGGATGACGACCACGACGAAGGGTATGAAGCCATCGCCGTAGTACTAGCATCGTAGTAAAAAACTCGACGTGTAAGTAGTTTCTTGGGGGCCATCGGCCCTCTTTTTTATGCAACAAAAAGACCCCGCCGAGTTAACGACGGGGCCAGTGAGGCGTTGGAGCAAATGCCAACAGGGAGGGTAAAGGGTCTAGGGGAGGGAAGACCCTAAAAGCACTGTACCAGACACTTAGTTAGGTGTCCACACATTATTTTGCTTGACCGGTATTAGGTGTCCGTGCATCTTAACGGGGCGTATAACTATGTGAGGTATAGGAATGAAACGCCACTACAAATACATGCAAAAGGTGAAGCTGAAAGGCGGAACTAAGTGGGTTATCAACCCCTCTAGAGCTGTAAGGAAGGCTTTAGATGTTGGGTATGAACCCTACGACACATACCATGAGGCTAGAGATCGCTCTGTAGAGCTTGAAAAGGCCTTCGATGACTACAAGCGTAGTCAACGGGTGACCAAGAAGATGCACATCGAAGAGGATACAGTAGATGCCCTATGGCAGTTCTACACCAGTCGTGATGCATACCAAAAACTGTCTGCTAACAGTCGGCGGACGTACAGTTTCTTGTACAGGACAGCCAGTGAGATGCGTATTGGTCAGGCCAACATACCTTTCGGGCGTATGCTGATTAAGAACGTGACCGCCAAGACTGCAGACGATCTGTTTCTAGTACTGAAGAACAACAAGAGCCTACACCGAGCCAACAGCGTGGTTAAAGTCCTGCGTAGGATCTGGTTTGTAGGCAGACGGGGCGTTCTGTCTGACTCTGCATCTAACCCATTCCAACAGATGGGCCTACAGAAGCTGAACCCACGCCGTACACGGTGGACCTCAGACGAAGTAGATACATTTGTGAGAACAGCGGATGATCTAGGCTTTAGTTCAGTCGGTACACTGGCCCTGCTTTGCTACGATCTATGTCAGCGGCCGGGAGATATGCGTCAGCTCCTTTGGTCTAACTTCACTGGTGACCTCTTCAGTTTCACACAGGAAAAGACTGGGCAGGAGATGAACCTAGAATTGTCTCCACGCCTAAGTGAAAGGTTTTCTGACGTCCAACGGGGCGATGACGATGAGTTCATCATCACATACGAGGCCACAGGCCGCCCCTACGACATGCGTATGTACGCCAAGATAGCGCAGCATGTACGCACAGTCGCCAAGCTAGACCCTAACCTACAGATCCGTGACCTAAGACGGTCAGGAGCCACAACGATGGGTGAGGCTGGCTGTACTGAAGATGAGATAGCAGCGGTCACTGGTCACACGTCACGCCAGATGCTGGAAATATATGTGAACCCAACTCGCAAGACCGCAGCGAGAGGTATGCAGAAAAGGTGGCAGCATGAAGGACATCAATGAGGCACGTAAAGCGTTCGAGCAGGAACTACAGAGGCTGACAGGCAAGCCAGCCCACCACGCTACAGAGCGCCTTATCGATTTGGTGAAAGTAATACGGGACGAACTACGAAAGGTGGACAATGGAAAACGAACTACCAGTAAGCCTCAATCGTGAACTCGAAATGATAGGCGTGATTGCGTACATGCCCGAGGCACCAAACTTGGCATCCAATCAGGTCAAGAATGACCACGGTGAACGCACTTACACATATCGCAGACCTAACTTTGATGAAAATGGAGAACCAGACTTCTAATGGTAAAGCATAACACACCCAAACCAACTATCTCTAGAAGAGGTGTAAGCTGCCGAGTATTTGGCAAGGAATTCCCATCGATGGCACACGCAGCCCGATACTATGACATCTCACCAACATGGGTGAGAGAGATGGTGTCCAAAGGCATCAACCAAGACGTGAGCCGTGAAAGTGTACGCAAAGTATGGAAGGCCGCCAACGACAACTCTAGCCCATCGGATGAGTCATGAGACAGTACTACAAGAAGATAAAGGTAGACCTGCCTGACCTCGTAGTAAGCGAAGGTGAGCGTGAGATCACACGCTATGGCAAAGATACTGAGGATGGCTTCAAAGGCATACGGTACAACGACTGTGGGCCTACTATCACAGGCCTAGCACCGCTCTGGATAAGATACCTGCAGAGCATCACAGTAAGTTTGTGCCTTTGTACATGACGATTAATAGAGATGTTATCCCGCACATCGATAGCGGGGTTAACACTGTGATCAACATCTACCTGAAGGCTGGCGGTTACATGACTGACTTCAACACACCGAAGGAAGGGCGTAAGCCATTTAAGATTGAGAACCAGACTAATGGTGAGTGCTATCACTTTGACGACGTGGATCTTATCAGTAGGTTTGCTGCGGCTGACGGTGATGTCTACATCATGGATGTCACCAAGCTGCACAGCGTACACAGCGGCACGGGAGATCGTGAAGCATTAGCACTCAGTACACTCTTACCCTTCGATCAGGTCTGTGAATTCATGGAGAAGGATGATGGATAAAGACGCAGGACTGATCGGCGTAGAAACCGTAGAAGAACACGAGGATGGTAGTGCAACCTACACCTTTCACATGGACGCACACGCTCGTGGACTACTAGCAGAGGAAGGGCTTAGGCTAGTCCTCTACTGTGCGGCAGCCAAGATGGATATGCAGTTGGTGTACGACTTTATTGAGGACCACATCAGGTACGAGAGAGACGAATCTACGCCAGACATACGTCCGATGACGCCAGAAGAGCGCCAACAGGCTAAAAAAAGATCTGAAATGAACAAAATAGACAAAAAAGACCAAAACAACACAAAATCAGAAGGTAAAACCTAATGAAATCAGTTGTTTGGTTGCGGGAGCAGGATTTGAACCTGCGACCTTCAGGTTATTGGTCTATTTAATGATATCAATGGGTTACATATACCCTTCGATTGTATTCCGATAACTAAGTGTTGAAATTAACACTAGACAGATGGTTTTTTTCGGATATAAGTGAGGGGCCGTTTGGCCCCGAACTAACCCTATATCGGGATATAACATGAATTATACTAGAAGTGACCAAATAAGTATCATCAAGGATATTACCCTTAAAGAAGGGGATAGTAAGACATTAGATTGTCCGTTCTGTGGTGGTCGTAAGAAATTCACTATTAGTAAGATCGATGGACGTACTGTATGGAATTGCTATAAAGCATCCTGTACTGTCCGAGGTGCATATAATACGGGTCGGTCTATAGAGGCTGTTAAAGACAGGCTGAATGGTACCATTAAACGTGCTGTTAAGCGCAGTAATGATATCCCCGCTATTTTATCAGACATAGATAATCATCCCAAAGCAGTAGAGTATCTACAATCAGTAAATGCCTACGATGCGTATAAAGAGAGGATGATCGAGGTAAGGTATGCCCCAGCTATTAATCGTGTGTTGTATTTTACGCATGATAATACTGGTGCAGTTGGTCGAGCTTTAGATAACCGCAAGCCTAAATGGATGACCTTTGGTGATACTCAATATGGTATCAAGGTAGGATCAGGCAGACATGCTATTCTTGTAGAAGACGTAGCGTCAGCCTGTGCCGTATCTAGAATCAAAGGTTTAGTAGGCTATGCTTTACTGGGTACAAATATAACCACCCCTATCAAAAGCCAACTTCGACAATTTACTAAGTGTACTATTGTCCTTGACTTGGATGCTAGTTCTAAGGCACTACTACTAGCCAAGAAGATACAATACTTAACCGAAGTAAATGTACGACTAACTAGAGAAGACCTAAAATGCCTCACTGGCGAACAGATACAGAGTATACTACAGTAAACAGCATCTTCACTTGGGAGTTCATCTTGAGTGGTGGCAGCGGTGCTAGAGTAAACCGTAGGGCGTCTACATATAATTCTAAAACTCGGGTTACTGATATATACTTAGCAATGTACTGGATCAGAAAACTCAGCGACTTACAGAATCCCCCTAGCGGACCGCCAATCCTTTCCCTATAGATACGAGTCACTACCCAGAGGAAAACTGGGTCACCAACAACCAACCGTCGAAGCTAACCTAGTACCGACGTTAAACTAAAGGAAAAGGTAATAATGAAAGCTAGAGGTATAATCCTTTGTGACTTCGAATTCCCGGGGTTTAGGGAAGCTGCAGAGATGCAGGATAAGATGGACGAAGCCGTTAAACTACTCACAGAAGGCAACAAGTATGTTGTGCATACGCAAGTCGATCTTAAAGAACGTCGTGGTGATCACGCACCCGACATCAAAAAAATGAAGTTTAGAAACAATTAGTTAGACCACAAATCAACTACAATAGGAGCCTCATCATAACGATGGGGCTTTTTTTGTGTTTTGTTTAGTGTTATGAACAACACCTAGCCAATAACAACAGTGAGTCTAACTAGGTGGAGCATGGACCAATCAATACTAAAGAACCTACTATCGAGCACATTCTACAACGAAAACAAAACCAAACTAAAAAGATCCCTATTTGCTGATGAAGCTGCGGACATCTACCAAATCCTAATAGATGCCCATGAAAAGTATCAGCACGACATCACAGCCAAAGAGCTGATGATCCTATTCTCTCTCAAGAACCCAGTCGCTACTGCAGCCGAGAAAGACGTTATTCAGGATTTGGTTAGCGCCATTGAATATGCTGATGACATCTCTGAAGACGTAGCCCGTGATGCTATAGAGAACCTATGGCGTCGTGAGATAGGCCGTGAGATCGCTGACTTAGGCATCAATATGTCTGAGGGTAATTACGAAGCCATGAACCGCCTACGTTCTTTAATCGAGCGTTCGCTGGATGGCTACCTTCCTGATGACTTTGGTGAGCCTACGACTGATGACTTGGAAGAACTACTGGCTGAAACAGGTGATGACGCCCGTTGGCAGTTTAACATCAACACCCTATCACGGCATGTATACGGCATAGGGCCAGCCGAGTTTGGTATTATCTTTGCCACTCCAGAAACAGGTAAGACCGCATTTACTATCAGCCTACTAGCTGGCCCCGGTGGGTTCTGTGAGCAAGGTGCTAAGGTGTTGTACCTCGGAAATGAGGAAGTAACAAAGCGCACCAAGCTACGTGCCTACCAAGCGTGGACTGGCATGGATCGTAAGAAGATTACTGAGAACGCCCCAGAAGCTACCCGCAAGTACACAGCCATTAAAGACCGCCTAATCATGAAAGATATTCAGGATTGGGATCTAGACCGCATCGAAGCCTACATCGAGAAGATCAAACCAGACTGTGTTGTGATCGATCAGGCTGACAAGGTACAGATTGCTGGTCAGTATAATGCAGGACACGAGCGGCTACGGGAACTGT